TAAATGTAACTTTAGTATTTCTTTTAGCAAATTCTGCAACTAGTGTATTAATAACATTAGGAATAATAGGATAAAATTTTAATTCAAGTGCACTTGATTCATCATCCATTAATGTAGTTATGATATCTGTATATTCATTATCTTCTTCTACAATATAATCTGTTTTATCAATTATACCATTAGCTAATTTATAATTTTTAAGTAATCTTCTTGAATTTCTTTTTAATTGTTGAACACCTTGCCATTCAAACCAATCCATATTCCAAGAAACCCATTCTTCATCTTTATCTTTTAGTGATAAAAATTGAACAGGTTGAGTGATTGTACCCATTTTATTATAATCAGCTTTTTTGCCTTTTTTTAAATCTAAAGCATTTAATACTTGCATATCTTATTTATTAACGAAGATTTTTATATGGATTTCTTGATTTTTTAAATTTACTCTGTTTAGTATTTTTAGTTCCAATATTACGAAAGGGACTACTGTTTAATTTAAACAAATTTTGTGAGTTTTCCAAGTTTTTATTATTATCATCTTCTTTTCTTTTTTTATATCCTCTATTTGATTGTTGAACTCTAGCAAAAGCAATCAATGCAGCAAAACTTACTAAACGGTCAACATTTAAGCCCTCATAATATGCAGACATTTCTTTTACTAACATTATATCAGGAACTCTTTCAACACCAAATATAGTATTAATTACATTTCCTGATTCATCATATTCATGATCAATTTCTTCTTTTAAATATTCAATAGCATAACTTATAAGATGAGATTTAAATAATGTTCCCGTATTTTTCCACCCATAATCTGAATAAACAGCTTTATTAGAACCTAAATCTTTTAAAAATAATACTTGACTTTTTGGAATTAAATATTTTTGTTTTCTTTTAGAAATCATATATTGAATAAATAAAGAAATATTATTTTCAACTAAAGTCCAAGCATTATAATATTCAATAATTAATAAAAGTCTTTCATGTGTTTTATTAATATCATCAAATCTTCCACACCATGTAGCTACTATACCATCCCTTTCTATTATAACTTCAGCATCTCCGTTTTCATTTTGTCTTGTTATTTCTAATGGATTTTTATAAACAATAATAGAACATAATGATTCTGATGTTGTAGTCTTACCTTCACCCACAGGATCAATAGAAGCATAATAAGTTCCCCATTCAGGATTTTTCATAGGTGGTTCATATTGAATCACACATCCTTCTTTATTTTTTGTTTTCTTATTTATTGGAAAATCCATTATTGGTGAAAATTTTGCACTTTCACTTTTTATTTTACCATCATCATCTCTATATAAATCTATATATTCATAAGGATATTCTTTTTCTTCAATTCTTCTCATTTGAGCATTGAGTAAATAAATAGGAAAAATTGAAGCTTTTCTAAAAGCAAATGCTTCTGCAATATTTTTTGGTTTTTGTGATATACGTAATTGATATTTATCTGGAGCTAAATTTTCTTTCCATTCCACTCTTTGTCTATCAATGGCAATTACTGCTTCTTCAACTAAAGAATTTCCATATTTATCTATATGAGGAGGCATTGACCATTGTTCTGGTAAAAATAAACCATGCTTTCCTATTGTCCCTTTATCATCTAAAAGATTTGTTTCAACTGAATAAAAATCATTTTCTTCAGGATACATAACAAACTCTCTTAAAGGTTCACACTGATCTAAATCACCTACAGAACCTGCAATAATAAACATACCTGTTGTTATCATCCCTGAATGTAATGCAGGTCTCATATATTCATAAGTTTTATCTGCTTTTGAAGCAATACCACCTTCTTCATGAAAAAAGTATCTACATGGACCACCAACACCAGTTGTTGCATTTTTTTCAAAAGACATTCCTGATATAGTACTTTTTAATCCTTTACTAATGTCTCTACCATTAATTGTAACTTGAATTTTTTGTTCCCAATCTAAAACTTTTTGAGGATTATGTGCTCTAACCCATGCAGTATGCTCATTAAGAAAATCTGAATATTCTTGAATCATTTTCCATGATCCTTTTTCATTTATATAATCCTTTAATGATGCTCCCATTTTTAATTTAGCTCCTTCTTCAAACCAATATTGATTTATAAGTTTTGCACAATGATAATATGAAGATGCAATTTGTCGTTTTTTTAGAATTACAGAATGTTTATTATTTAATTCAGCTAATGTTTCATATAAAGACATATAATATTGAACATCCCATACTAATGGGAAATCATATATATTTTTTTCTTTATCAAAAATTGGTAAAAAATTTAACCACATATAATAATCTCTTGATAAAAACCAAGATTTATTATTGTTTTTATATATTACACCTATTCTACATTTATGTTTTTGCTCATCCCAATATTTTCTAAAATCTTTACTTCTAAAAGGTGCTTTACAATAATATCCTTTTTCATTATAATACTGGGCTTGTTCATTAAATTTATGAATATATTCATCAAATTCACATTCTCCTGGTTCTTTAAATATAGATAGCAAAAAATCAATAAATTTATTTTGAGTTTCAAACTCAGTTTCAATCCATTGATCTTTTTCAAATGTTGGTATTTTTATTGGATAATTTTCTTCTCTAAACATTCTTTTTTACTTTTTTCTAAAAGTCGTACTTTATACATTAAAGTATTAATATCACCTGATCTTAAAAATTTATCTGAAGATTTATTCCAATATTCTCTATAATCATCTCTTGGAATAGCATACCATAATTGTGTATGATGGTTGAAATGAAATATATAATTATATAATTCTTTATTGGTCATAAGCTAATCCTTTTCCACCTCTTACACGAGATGATTGTTCATCTTGTAAATCTCTAAAGGCTCCTTTATAAGATTGTCTTATACTATCAAAATCTTTTGCTACTGCTCTAATTTGAGATATATTTCCATCTCTTCCATCAGTAATTGAAGTATTTGCCATATAAATTGCTATGTTATCTAAAGCTTTTTTAATACCCATATATGCCCTAGAAGTAGGTGTTTCATATAACTTCTCACATTTGTCTAATGCTAATCTTATTAATGGATCTTCAGTTGAAAACTCTATATCAATATCTTCTAATATTAATTCTTCTTTATCAGTTTCTATAACATTAAAATATGGATTAGTATCTGGATTTGGGCATGTCATATAAAATAAATAAGAATATACTTTCAAATATTCTTCATTTTCTGAATATTCATCCATTATATCTTTTAACCATTTAATGGTATAACAATGTTCTGTTGGAACCAGTTTGTCATTTTCTATATCAAATAATTTAGTTATCATATTGTTTTTAAATATTTAATTATACCAACTACTTCTTTTTTTAAGTATGGTAATTCATACTTCTTTACATTTTTTACAATAGGATCTCCATTTTCTTGATATTTAGTAATGGGATATCCATATTCATTTTCTCCTTCTTTTTCAAATATTACATGTTGTAATATTAATTTACCTGGTTTTAACTTTGGATTATGTTTTATTACAATATACATATATAAACTTAATTGAAGGTTATAATGTTTCAAATTACAATCTTCTATATGTGATACTGGTCCACTTAACATTTTAGGAATACCTTCCCAATTTTTCCATGAATTTTTTTTTATTTCTTTATTTGTTTTATAATCAGTAATATTAATTTTATTTCCTATAATTTCTACATAATCTGCTTGTCCACATATTCCAGCAGATTTTAAATAAACAAAATGTTCAGGATAAATACCAGGAATTAACTTTTGATCAGGTGCATATTTTAATCCATCTATTATTTTAGGTGGAATTATTGGTAATGCTTGTCCATCAATTGTTAAGGTATCTAAATCTATTAGATCAGTTTCTCTTTGATTATGATAAAATGTTCCAAGAGACATTGCTCTATTGGATTCATCATTCCATATTTCTAATATTTTTTTAGGTGCTATTTTATACCATTTAGATCTTTTATTTTTAGAAGATTTAAGTGATATTGCATCTGCATCAAATGGTTCTTTAAACTTAGATATAATAGCTGTTACACTAGTCCAATTTATTTCTTCATTTGGATCTATACTTTTATATAAATGACCTTTTTCTTCAAATATTAAACTCATAATGATTCATTTAATTGATCTTCTTCTTCTTCATTTAAAACTGCATCCCATCTATTATCATCACATGCAGCAGATAATGCTCTAGTTTTTAAAGAAAGATCACAACCACATAAAGAACAGCATGGTTGTGTACCTTTCAAATAACATTTATCTCCATTCTTATTAATATGAGGACATTTGTCACATATATTTTGTCTTTCTTTAGCAATTAATTCAACATCTTCTTTTTTAAAAATTTTATTTTTAATTCCTTCAAGAATCTGATTCTTTGCTTTCCATATTTTTATCATTGATGTATTCTTCACGTTTAATTTTTATTTCTTCTTTTCTTTTTTCTTCTAATAATATCTCTTTTTTTACAGATTCTAATCTTTCTAATTTTTCTTTTATAGAATTTAAAATAGCATGCCTTTGAAGAGTCATATATTTAAAATTATTTTTACTTAAATTTTCAATATGATTATTATATTTTTCAATCAATGAATCTAATTTCCATTTTTTAACTTTAAAAGTACCTAAACTATTTATTTTTAATGAAGCATGCTCTGCATTATTAATTGAATTTCTAACTTGATTCCAATAAAAACCAATTATGTCGTCTACTAATGATTCAGAAAGATTTAATTCTTGAGAAGTTTTTGTAATAATAGAATTAATCTTTTTGGGGTTCATATTCTTTTCTTAATAATTTTACATTAATAAATATATTCCCTGAAGTTTGTAATTTCATATTTGGAGTAACATATATTTTTTTTCTTCCTTTTCCATTCTTAACAATTAAATTTTTATTTTCAATTCTATTTATTGAATTTCTAACACATTGAGGACTTTTAAATATTTCTTTTTCATGATTTAAATCTGAATCTCTATCTTTTTGTTCATCATTGCAAGCAGCATTACAAAAAGAAGTTAATTCAGATTCACCATTTAAAGCTAAAAGTGTTAAACATTCTAAATCTGATTCAGGAATTATAATATCATTAAAATAACAATATAACAAAATTTGAAATCTTATTATCTGCCATAATTTTAATTCTCCTTTTTTTTCAACTTGATTTATTATCATTCTATATCTTTTGATTCTATCAAAGTATAAGTAAATTTATTTCCCCATATTTTTTTTGATTTTCTAACAATATTCATAAATTGTTTAAAATCTAAAGGATCAGCAAATACTTGACACCCTGCAGAGTATTTATTAATTTTTGTAGTAGTATCATAAGCAGAACTTCTATGTATATTAATTCCAAAATATCCAGTTTGTTCTGTTTCAGGATCTAAATCATATATATCATCTTCATTTCCATCTCTATATACTTCAACTGAACCATTTCTTTGACATAATGCATAATATTTATTTCTATGTTTATCAATAGAATATACTGAACGATACTGATTAGGAACAAGAATGGCACATCCATTTTTATTCATAGGATGATCCATCCAATATTTTCCTGGGTCTGTGGTGGAAGCCCATTGATGATAAAACCATGGACCAGTATCTTTCTTTTTAAATGAAATTGTAATAAGATCATCATAATGATTTGTAACTCTATTACAAGTATCTGAGTTTCTTATACCAACAATATTTACATTATAATCTCCATTTGTAAAATATGCGTAACCTTTTGATAATACAGCAGCTTTTACTTGTTCGTTAGTAAAATCCATATCATGCTTTTTTAAGAGTTCTTTTACTTTTAACTTTAGGTTTTTCTTGTACAGGATTTTCAGGAGTTAACATTGGTTCTTCCATATCTGGTGGAGGGGCCATTATTTGTGCCATTTGTAATTGACCTAAAATTCTTTCATTTTTAGCCTTTTCAATTTTTGTAATAAGCTCTTCGTAATCTGCTTTAACTTGAAGATGAGGTATTTCTTCATTGTAATATTCTGTAATCTCATCTCTACGTTGTTTCATTTCCTCAATAGACATTTGAGGATCTTGATTTTCATTAATATCTTCTGACATTTTTTTGGTTTTAAAAATTTGTAATAAGTAAATATACTTATAAAGTTTAAACTTTACAAATTTTTAAATTTAAAATGTGTAAGAAATTATAAATGTATATTTTTACTTTTATACGTTAATCTTGCAAATTCATAATTAAGAAATAATTCTTCATTTGCTTTAATATTTTGTTTAGTATAAAAATCTAATGTTCTCTTTTCTTTATTAAACTTTATTGTAACAGTATTATCTTTTCTAGAATTATATATTGCACCATAACCGTGTGGTATTATCACCTCATCTTTACTTACTGTAAAGCTATTACAACCAATTCCTGGGATAGTTTTAATCTTTTTAAACTCATCTTTAGAAAGAAATAAACCATGACATTCCTCCAATAAAGTATCTTTGGGAATATCATTAATAGCAAATACACCCCATCCATGGAGTATACTTTTTCTTATTTCAATGTTTGGATTTTTCTCTAAGATCATATACCTGCTCCATCTTGATGGAAAACACCTTCTACTATTAAGGTAAATGGAGTGATATCCATATGATTATCCATACCTGATAATGCAGGATCAGTAGTATAGGCAATATTTAAAATAATTACATCATTTTCATAAAGAGAAGCTATATCTACTTCACATAATTCTATTTCATGAATCATATTTTCTAAAGTTGTCCATAATGTTCCTGCAACTGCTCCTTCTATTATATTAGCACTTCCATCAACAGTTATTAAATTAACAAGAGGATCCCTTGATCCAGCTGCAGATAATAAATCTGCATCTGTAAAATCTCTTCTAACTAAAGTTTTTCCTCCAGCAGGATCTGCAATTAAGTTCCCAGATCCAGCTTGTGGTAAAACATTTGCTGTTATTTCCAGATGTGGAGCAGTTTGTAAATCAGAAACAACTGGAGCTCCAGCATCAACTGTTTGTAAATTAAATACACATTTTATTTTAAGAGGAAATGCTGTACATGTTCCTATTGGTATTGGAAATTGAACACTTAAAGAATCCCCTTCCTCAATTACTGAATAATTAATTTCTTGTGTCCAATTATCTCCTGTAGTATTACCAACAGTTGCTGCATAAGTTCCTAAATCTATTGTTGGATTCATGCCAGCAGTTAATGAACCAGACCATGCTCTACCATTTAAAGATATTGTTTTTCTAAACATTCCTAAACCAGATCCAGATGGTATACCTACTTTAGATATATTAAACGCACTATCCATTACTTTAAATTGTTCAAAAGTAGGATATGTTACACCTCCTCCTGAAGGAGTAGTAGTTTTTATTCTTAGCCAATAAGAATTTATTGCAATACCATTTAAAGGTCCTGCTACAGGAGTAACAGATACTGGTTGCCAATTTGTATTTTCCAATACTTCATAAAATCCATTAGGCTGATAGAAACTATTATTTGTTATTCCAGCTCTAACAAATTCTTCTGAATCAGCTCTTAAAAAGTGATTCATACCATAAGGATAACCTTCTGTAACAGAAGTACTCATAGCATTAACAGTTCTCCATCCTGTTCCATCCCAAGTTTCAATAAGATAATCTCCAACACTTCCAATAGCTGCAATAATTGTAGATAGTTGTAATCCAAAAAACGGTAAAGGATCTCCATTAACATCTTTTCTTAATGAACCTATATATATACCATTATTTGAAGCAGTTGTTTGAAATCCAAAGGAACTCCCATCTTTACTTATAGCATCTGGAGTTATATCTGTTATACCATTAGCAACATTTATAATTTGACAATTTGTAGCATTAAGAATAACCATTCCAGTAGTATAAGGAGCACCTTTACCAAATGAAGACTCAACACCTTTTTCTGCAATTCCTGCAGATAGTTGTTCAAACCCAAATATATTATAACTTGAACCAAATTCAGTGGTTGGTTCTTGAGTATATACTAATGTAAATTCTGATTTACCAGCCACCTCTGGATTATAAAAATATTTAGGCTGATGATTAGCTGATATTCTATAAATAGAACTTTCTAAACCAACTCCTGCTGCTCCAATATCAACAGCAACAGCATATGTAACATTTTCTATTCTACCTCCAAGTAAATTAGAAGTTTGATATACACCATCTGTACTTAAAGCATTAGTACAATTAAATATATTTGGTGTAAATATTAATGCAGTTGGCTACTCCTGGTCCAGGTATAATAGTTGCCCCACCTCCTTCTGTTCTAATAGCGTTAGTTACATTTGGAGAACCTGTATTAAACCCAAACATCTGGGCTCTACCACCATTGGTTGGAGCCACTCCTGTAGGATCATCTGTGGTTACTAAAAGGACATTATCTATAGTACCAGGAGAATTCTAATATTGCTACCTATTGTTTTTCCAGTACCAGTTCTATTTATTCCAGTACCTAATCCAGTTGTTCCAGTTCCATAAAAAGTAACATCATATACTGAATTTGTACCACCAACTTGATTGCATTCAACTGCAGCTTGTACAGAATTTGGAACTAAAATGCTAAATCCTTGCAGATAACCTTCTGCACCTACTGTTATAACATCATATGCAAGTATACCACCATCACCTATTGTTGTATTTTCCCATCCACTTGTTGATACTAAAGATAAACCTGTTATATCTAAAGGAGTTCCTGTCTCTGGATATATTCCAGGTCTAACAGATATTAAATCACCTGGAATTCCAACTGCAGCTCTAGTTGCGGCAGTAATGGCAGCACCTATTGTTAAATATTGTAAATCTTGTCTACCAGGTAATGCAGTACCATCATTTCCATTAACGGCATCTACCCATAATGTGTTTCCTGTAACAATTGGTGATGAACCTCCTATTATATCAGCCATTGTAGCATATACATTAGCAGTTGATGGTGTATTTGCACCTACTGCAGCTTGATATTCATCATTTGGTAAAAATCTATGTATTCCGTCTGACATTATTCAATAGTTTTTTTAGTTATAGAACGTCTTCCTTTAGAAGCAGCATTAATTGTTAATCTTTCTTCCATTCTAGCTAGTTTAATAGCACATTGTTTATTTTCTTCTATTAAATGGTCTATCTTAACTTCCATTTCCTCAATTTTTTCAGTGAGGGTATCAATCATTCTTCTTTGATCAGTTATAACTAATGTTAAAGCTTCATGGTCATTATGAAGAGATATTTCATCTAGTTTTTGTTTTCCGTCTATTTTCTTTTTCCAGATATTCCAAATTTCTTTTATTCCAAGTACACCTACTACTGCAATAAGAATTTCTATTAATGTGTGATCTTCCATAACTATCTTACTATTGAAATTACTAAATCTGAACTACCTGCAGTATCAGGATCTGCGTCATAAGTTAGTGCAGCTAATGTTCCCGTACCATCTGATGAAAAAGATACACTTTCACCAGGTAATAATCTTCCAGTAACATCTACACCAATTTGAGCTTCTGTTGAGGCTGATGCATTAAAAAAAGAGATTGATGATGCTCCAACAAGAATTGTTACAACACCTGCAGTGTTTGCTCTGATAAAAGTTGTAGTTTTAGTTACAGGAACAGGTGTTCCTCCTGTTGCTACAACTATTTGTTTTAAAAGTTTGAGATTGGCTAATTCAAAAGCATAGTTACTGCCTTTGTTGCCATAGTTTGGATTTCCGTTGCCTAAGCCCATAATAATAATTTTATAAATATATATATACTATAATATACTTAAAATGTTTAAATTTTACAAATTAAGTGTTAACTTATTGGTTCTTTGTCTTTATAATAATTAGATTCTAAATAATATTCATCACTTTCTGTTATTGTTTTTATCATGGTGTAGGTCCTCCATCAGTTATTGCCCATCCATGAGTACTTATTAAACTAGCGTGTGCAGTAGCTGCTGGAGAGGGAGCTTTTGTATATTGTGTTGTTCCAAACTCCACTCCAGCCATTGCTGGAATTAAAGAAGCTTGTGCTTCCCATGAAATAAGAAGTGCGTCATAATTTATAGTTGAAAATGCTGTTGTATCTTTCATAAACTCAGCAAGACTGCTTGTAGATGATAGACTAGTTATATCCCAGGATGATAAATCTTGATTAAAGGTTATGATTCCCATGAAATCAGTGAACATATTCCGCATAGTTGTAACATTAGAAACATTCCAACCTGAAATATCCTGATTGAATGGGGTGTATCTAAACATATATGATATATCAATAGCAGAACTAACATCCCAAGATGATATATCTTGATTAAACGAGGTAGCACTAAACATAAAATCAAGTTCTTCTATACCTGAAACATCCCATGATGCAAAAGTTGCATTTCCTGTAAAAGGTCCACCAAACCCAACTGTTCTTCTAAACATATTTTTTAAACCACTTCTTTGATTTAATTCTGAAACTAAAAAAACAGGTGTATCAAGTGCAATACAATTCATCTGATTTGCTCCTCTAAAAGCTTCACTTAACTGTTTCCAAGGTTGTGTTCCCCATTGTTTAATACTTACAAGTTCATCTTGATCTCTTATTTTTGGACATGAAAAATCTCCAGAAATTTTAACTTCATAAGTACCAGCAGCAGTATAAGTATGATTCATATTACCAACTAAAGTGCTATTATTTCCACTAATATTTTCAAGTGCAGAACCATCTCCCCAATTAATCCATGCATCAATATTTATAGTAGGTCCTGCAGCTGGTGCTACTAATAATTCAATAGAATCATTTGGAATTGGAGTTATCCATTCAGTTATAAAAGGAGTATAACTTGATATAGATATTAATTGATTTGAATATGCTTCACCATAAAGATTCGTTGCGTATGCTCTAAAATAATAAGTTGTTTCATTTAATAATCCAGAAACAGGTATAGCAAATACACCTAAACCACCTGCACCAAAACTAATAGAATCATCACCAATTGTTGGATTAGGACTTGTACTCCAACATATACCTTTATCTGTTACTGTTCCACCACCTTCATCTGTAACTTCTGCACTTGTATCAAGATTAGTTCCGTCAACATTTGTTGGATCAAGTGTAAAATTTTCAATAGTTGCAAATGTTTCACCTTGTCCAAAAAAACTAAATGGAATTTGTTGTGCCATAATTAAATAATTTTATGAATTATATCCTAATGTAGCAACACCTCTGTTAATTACACCATCACTTACAACTGTTATTATATCTCTTTTATTTTGAGTATTAGTCCATACAGGTGTAAGACCTAAAGGCCATTCTACACCAGTAACTTGAGCTAACTGAGCTGCAGCATCGTTATATTCTATTATTACTATATAAGTTCCTATAGGTAAAGGTGATGTCCAAGCAGGAATTCCTGCTCCAAATTGTAATTCTTTTCCAGAAGCATCATCTATTGAAAGTTTATAATATTGTTGACAATTTTCTCCAGTTACAATAAGCCAATTAGGATCAGGAGCTTTTCCAACACCTTGATGAATAGCTTCTGGTGCTATTATTGTTGGAGGACATGCTCCTCCTAAATCTGTAGCTCTTATAAGTCTAGATCTCATTTGACCTTGAGTTTCTCTACTTCTGTTTCCTACATTAGTAGAGGCTAACATAATAAAATCAGAACTTAAAGGAGTCTTAGTTATTTTCTTTTTTCTAAATAACCCTAGGGCATCTAATACAAAATTACTCATTTTTTTAATTTTTATAAATATATACTATAATATACAAAATTTTTATTAAACTTTTTTAATTTCATTAACATCAGTTGTTATACCAAGTGTAAAGTTCATATTTTTAAACATACTTTTAAATATTTTACCAGATTCTTTCATGTCTATATCGTCTTCTTCATAAAACCATAAAACATTTGTATTTAACTTATATCCATTTATTGTTTCTAATAATGATCTTAATCCATGTGTTGATTTTGTATTAATATATTCAAATCCAAAAACTAAATATAAATCTTCTCCAAAATCTATTTGTTTTTCTAATTCTAATGCTAAATCTTTAAAAAAATCAATTCCATTTTCTGAATATGATCTACCTATACAATGTAATATATTTTTAGATTCATCAAAAGAAACTTTAGGGGTATTCAAAGTTGCTTCAATTATCATTTTTTAATAAATTTACCTTCTCCAATATACTCACTACTTTTAGTTTTTAGTAAATATGTACCTGAAGGAAATTTTTGTATATTAATTTTAAAATTATCTACTCCACCTATAAAATACTTTTTATAAACTTTATGACCTGTCATATCATATATTTGTATACTATGGTTTATATCTCTATTAGTAGTATAATCCATTTCTAATTCTATATAATCTATAGCTGGATTAGGTTTTATATTCAACTCTATAGTCATTTTATTTTTAAAATATAAAGATACTGGAGCAAAGGTTTCAGTAATTTCATTATAATCAGTTTGTCTTAATCTATAATAAGAAAGTCCTACATAAGGTTGTTTATCTTCAAAATTATAAGTTTTTGGTGTGTTACAATTACCACATCCTTCAATTCTTCCTACATCTTCCCATTCATAACAATCTAATGATCTTTCTATAGTAAAGTAATCATTGTTAATTTGAGAATGTACCAAAAAAGATAAATCAACACTTGTTCCATCTTGTATTGCATTAAAAGAAGTTAAAATTATTGGTAAAGATCCTCCACCACTACCTGATCCTAAAAGAAAAAAATTATCAAACCACCATTCTTCTCCTGATCTATCAACTACAGCTAATATATCTATAGCAATCATTTTAGTTCCTAACGGAAATGTTAATTCAACTATAGAAAGTTCTATTTCCTCCTCCTGCTGGAGAGTATATAGCTAAAATACCATTAACCATTTTAGTTATAGTTTTGGAATTATAATCCCAATATGCTCCAGAATTACCAGTTACTCTAACTTCAGATGTATAAGATAATCCACCATCAGTTGACACCTGGATGTCTACGTAATCATCTATGTCAACTCCAGAAGCAGGTCCAGTAGAAGTAAATCTACCATCAGTTGACACCTGGATGTCTACGTAATCATCTATGTCAACTCCAGAAGCAGGTCCAGTAGAAGTAAATCTATATGATGCTAAGTTTATTTGTACCTTATATTCTTGAAGTGGATCTAATGTGTCTATACTAGGTAAGCTATACCAGTCATATTCATCATTACCATTTCCAGATCCGTATATAACAGCTGATGCTGGTGCAGATATAGAAGCATTACTAAAAAATCCTGTAGTAGGACCACCTACCCACCAATTACCTGCCCAATTAAACTTTTCCATTTTATCATAAGCAACTGTATCTGGAAAAAATTGACCAGTACAATTATTCCATCCACCAATTAACATTGCTACTATAACAAGTACAAATGTATAAAAACTATATTTATTTTCTTTATTAATTTTCATGTGATGCTCTTATTGATGCTGCCCAATATAGGATATAATCATCTATCTCTTCTGATTTATAATCAGTTGTTGATATAATAGCTCTAACTAAGTCCATAAAGGCTAAATATTCAAGATCAGTTTTAGGAACTTCTACTGAAGTTATCTTTTCACCTTGCTCTAATGTCAATCTAGTAAGTTCCATTATACTATAATATACAAAAAAATAAGATCATTTAAAAGTATTACTTAACTCATCATTAATAGAATCTTCACAATGATTCTCATCAATTTTATCTAAAATCCATCTTAAAGCCTTGCCTGTTTTAGTCAATGTATCACTCCTATTATTCTTACCTAAAACAGATGAAATAGTTTCCTTTGGGTTACCAAACTTATATCCCCCCTTCTTAATAAGACAATCAGTTAATATATCTGAGCAGTTTTAGATGACCATACAACAAAGGCTCTAGTATTATGATTAATCAGATACTTAATTAACATATACATGCATACTACAGGTAACAATACATACAATAAACACATTGATATTAACAGCAGTACTAATGATATCATTTAAATTAAAAATTATATAAATTTTGGAACAAGCCTAAATATAATAAAAAAAATTCAAAAATAAAACCCCCCTGGCCACTTATCTATCTTTACGTAAAAACTAGTAATGTGCAAGACAACTTGGTTGGGGTATATACAACAAAAAAAAATTTCAAAAAGTTTTGGGGGACCCCCCTATGTTTCTAACAACAACTACTTGTATGTATGACTAATCTTAAAATTTTGTGCCATGGAGAAAGTAACTTGGGAATTCAAAGTTCTTGCTGGTTTGGATAGTGATGTCCAAATGAAGATCAATCAATGGAAACATAAGTACATTCTGAAGATTCAGAACTGTGTTTCTATTGATAGTAATCATAGCAAGATATACCTTATAAGGACTGCTAAATAGCAGTTCTTATAATATTGATAACAACTACTTGTATGACGTTAAAAAGTCATACATAGCCTTCACTGAAAGATGTGTAAAATAGCGTGAGAGACCTAAAGGCATCTCTCACTTTTAATTGTTGGTGCTCTTCCTTTTATCTCAATTAAGAGATAACTGAACTTATGCAGAAGATAGCAAGGACTAGGAGGCATCCTACTTATGTAATCAGAGGCTTTCACCTTATTGCTT